GCCAAATGGGCCACCAGACGACACGAATGTAATCTTGCCGGGATAACCAATCGCTGCGGCGGTATGTGTTGTTCCAGTCCTGCTTTCTGGCCGCCTCGCGCGTTTAGCGACCGTGACGCTACAGGGTATGGCGACATAGTTAGAAACGGTGTGGGGCTAAAGAAAACAGGCTTTGCTTGTGGCCATCTGACGGCGGCAGGGTGTGCATTTACGGCAAACGAGAGGCCCGTGACCTGTTTGCTGTATCCATTCGTGTTAAACAAGAGCGGGACTCTTGTTTGTCACAATCGCATCACAACTGAGAAGGGTATATGTAAAGGGAATCACAACAATGGCCCAATGATAATCGATGTGGTAAGAGGTAACTTGGTAGCTCTGTTTGGAGAACAGCAAGTTGATCGAGTTCGTGCGGCGGTTGTGGGCGGTCGTGATGGTTATCTGGTGGTGTCTGAGGATATACTACGCCAGTACGAAAAAGAAAGAGAATGGGAAGAAGAAAACGTCAAGCCAGTAAGCCGACTGGAGTATTGATATATGTCGCGTCATAAACTGATCTGTCCTTCCTGTGTTCATTACAGCAATTCTATTTTTGATGAGGCTCGTTGTACGAATCCTATTTACACTGTTCCTGATCGGCATACTGATCTTCCTCGTGCGCGCATTACTGTAGCCGTATGGATGGAATGCAGAGGTGCGTGGTTTATCAGAGCTCCTCAACTTCCAGTAATCGAGAAGATCAAGAAATGGCTAAAGGCAGCGTAGATCAGAAATTGTTTGGAGATGGTTTCTTTGGAGGTTCTCTTTCTCCGAAGAGAAACATCATGCAGGAGAGATTCATAATCCCTCCGTTTAGTGTACTCGATGCTCGCCAAGGCGTATGGATATCTCGGAAGAAAGCGTGGCTCAATCTTGGTCTTAGAGGCGAAGAAGGTCGGGCTAGAGACGAAACAGACACGATGAATCGAGCGTACAGAAAGACGCTCGATGGACACGGTAAGAAACTCCGTGACCAATACAAGAAGCGAGAGCTGAAAGAAAAGACGGGAATGGATATCGATGAAGGACTTAATTACGACACTGAAGGCCCAGGAACCGGAACTTCTATATTTGATCCAGTCCTTACGGAGATATGCTACAGATGGTTTTGTCCGGCGGGTGGTCATATCCTCGATCCGTTTGCGGGAGGATCCACTAGAGGTATTGTCGCGGGCGTTCTCGGATTCGGTTATACCGGAATCGAAGTACGTGATATTCAAGTTCGAGCAAATATCGATCAATCCAACAGTATTTTTGCTGAAGGAGATACAATACCAAGGTACCTCCTTGGAGACTCTACCAACCTTAGAGGTGTTGTTGCAGATAACACAGCTTCTGAACAGAATTTCGATTTCGTCTTCGCCTGTCCTCCCTATTATAATCTCGAGCTCTATAGTCACGATGATCGTGACGGATCTACACACAAATCTTACGACGATTTCATGAAATGGTATCAATTGGTTTTCGCACAAGCCGTAGAGCTATTGAGTGAAAATCGATTCCTCGCCGTAGTCGTTGGTGAGATTCGTGATGAAAAAACGGGCGCGTATAGAAACTTTGTAGGTGACAACATCCGTTGTTTCCTCGATTTGGGTTTGACGTATTACAACGAACTCATTCTTGTCACTCGTGCTGGCTCACTTCCATTGCGTGCCGGCAATTATTTCAACGCATCGAGAAAGGTCGGGAAAACTCATCAGAACGTATTAGTGTTCTGGAAGGGTAACCCGCTAAAAATTAAGGAGTTATTCAAAGATGTTGCTGTCTGAGGTTTCTGCCGCACTTGATATCGCGAAACCAGCCCTATCTTCTAAGGACTATGTTCCGATATTTCAGCATTTTATATTCGACAAAAAAACGGTTTTGGCGTTCAACGACAGGATGGCAATCGAAGTCGATCTTGAATCAGAATTAGATTGTGCTGTTCCTGGGGACTTGTTAATACAATTCCTGAAATCAGGAAAAGGGGGAACTAACGATGATCTAGATGTAGAGATAAAGGATGGAACTGCCAAATTCTTCTGTCTAGGTTTTGAGTTCGAGTTGCCAATCTTGGACAAAGAAAAATCTATCTTTGTGGCACCAGAATACACGGACACGATAAACATCAGTGGCGATTTCAGAAAAGCTGTTTCCTTATGCCTAGTGTCTGTCGATGACAATAGTCCACTCCCAGAATACAACTGTGTGCAATACATTCCGTTGATCGGAGAGATGTATGCTTCCAACGGCATCACGATATCGAAATATATCCTGGAGCCAATATCTGGAAAACCAAAAGACATGCGGCTTTATCTACCAAACGAATTCTGTAAGGCGTTCTTGGCTGCGTCGGAAGAGGACACCGAGTATAAACTGCACATGGCTGGTGATATGGTAGTCATCGATTTAGGATCTGTACGACTGTTCACGAAACAGCCGACACCGGAAAAAGTACTCGATTTCGAGTCTGTCATCAAGAAAATCACAGAAGGACTTTGTATGCCGGTAGAAGTGTTTCCTGGACTATGGAATGCGTTAGGCAGAGCTCAGATTCTATCGAAAGACACATCACCATCCACAGAGTTAGTCATAAACAAAGAGGATGGATTCGCTAGGTTGACGACCAAAACAGGGATGGGCATCGTAGAAGACGTTCTGTCATGTGAAGATCACGACAGTATTACAGCCATTATTTCAGCTTCGTTGATATCCAAAGCCCTGTCGATTTGTTCGTATATATCGGTGTCTGAAAAATGTGTTGAATTATCGGACGGATACCTATATTTCTATTACGTCGCGAACAGAGCTTAAACATGAGTTTCTTCGCAACAAGAGCAAGTACAAAAGCCGAGCGCATAACGAGAGCCAGACCAACAGCAGATACACTACATCAGTTGGAGTGTAAGGTCTGTCCACTAAACAATGCTCAGGTAGCACATCCGAAAATGGCTCCTACGGGGGCCAAACATCCATCTATCTATATTCTAGGAGAAGCACCCGGAGCCGAGGAAGACAAGAAAGGGAAACAATTCATAGGTCCGTCTGGGCAAATCTTACGTGAATGCCTTAGCGACGAAATTCTAAAAACGATCCGTTGGAACAACGTTATTAGGACACGACCTCCGGGCAATCGCACCCCAGATTGGACAGAAATTGAATGCTGTCGTCCGTATAACGTCAGGGACATTGAAACGTCAGCTCCGTTAGTCATCTTTGGTTTCGGCAACATTCCGTTGGCGTGGCTTTTGGCTAACATGTCAAGTAGTCTGTTCCGCATATCTGCGTGGCGTGGTAGGCGTATCCCTGTTCGTGTGGGAACGCACACATGTTGGTTCTATCCGATGCTACATCCTTCTTACGTTCTTCGACAGATGAGACACGAGAAGGACTGGAAGAACTCACACGATGGATTGGTGTTCCGAACAGACATAGAGCGCGCCTTGTCTGAATTGCCATTGCTGGAACCCGCGTCAATAGAGAGCACAGATACGTATTATCGTGGAATTACCATCGCCTACGACATAGATACCATTCTACGCGAGTTAGCTCTCTTGAAGAAAGAGCCATATCTAGCGATTGACATAGAAACGAATGGATTGAGACCATACGCCGCAGGTGCCAAGATACTTAGTATTGCGATTGGCACGCAGAACAGAACAGTAGCTTTCCCCATACGGCATAGAGAAGCGCGCTGGTCAGAGAAAGATCTCTCGACTCTTGATACATTGGTACCCGATTTCTTGTTCTCTAGTCGCAATAGGAAGATCGCCCACAATACCGCGTTCGAAATGGAGTGGTTATCGTATTTCTATGGACGGGATTTATTAAGGGGTACGGGATGGGAAGATACTCAAGGGCAAGCCTACGTCTTAGACGAACGCAGAGATGGACTATCTTTGAATTTCCTCTGTGTTCAGAATTTTGGGTTCGAGCTTAAACCAATCAGTAATTTGAACAGAGCCAATCTAGATAACGAGCCACTAGAAGATGTTCTGAAGTACAACGCACTCGATACGAAATACACACACAAATTGTTCCTTGCCCAACAAAAACGAATAGAAGAACAAGTTACGCTCAAGATGTTTTATGAGCAGGAGCAAATGCGCCGAGTTCCAACAATGGTGCTCACTCAAGCTCGTGGTATAAACATCGATCAGAATCGAGTAATAGAGTATAAATCTAGAATAAAAGATCAAATCGAGTCTGTGCTCGAACGTATTTACAGTATCCCAGATGTCAAGAAATACGAGAACAATTTCGGACCTTTCAGTCCCACGAGTCCGGAACAGGTAGCCAAACTACTCCACAAGATTTGTGGGTATACAGAAGTTATTACATCTGGAGGTGGGTACAGTACAAAAGAGGAAATTCTTGAGAAGATCGATCATCCTCTTTCAGAATTGATTCTTGAGGTACGCAAGTATGGAAAGATTGGAGGAACATACATAGAAGAATTCCTTCCAGGCGGTCGGTTGGTATATCCAGACGGCCTGATACACACAATCTTGAACACAATGTTCACGGAGACAGGCAGATTATCTTCAGAAGAACCGAACATACAGAACTTTCCCAAGAGGAAGGACAAATGGGTTCGGGGTTACATCATACCTCGTACGGGAAATATCTTGATAAGTGCTGACTACGGACAAATAGAACCGAGAGTTATTGCAGCTTGGTCTCAGGACCCTGTGCTGGTGAAGTACCTGTGGGAGAACTACGATATCCACGGACATTGGGCGGAGCGTATTGCGTACGAATATCCGAATGTGATCGGTGGAAAGAAGTTCCTGAAAGATAAGAACGTGCTCAAAGCACTCCGTCAAGACACAAAATCAAACTTCGTTCTTGCTGGATTCTATGGATCGGAGCCGGAGGCCATAGCCGCTCGAATGAAAATACCAAAGAGTGTAGGCCGCGATTTGTTAGACGAGTTCTGGGATACCTTCCAAGTAGTCAGAACTTGGCAACAGCAACTAATCGATCAATATTGGATGGATGGCTATGTGGAGTGTAAGACTGGAAGAAGGCGTCACGCGCCACTTCCTGGGCACCGTATCATCAATACTCCGGTGCAGGGTACGGCGTCTGATATCGTTGTTGACGCCATGAATAGATTGTCCGAGGTATCAGACAAAGAACAGATTGATTTCTTGCAGCCCATCATGAACATTCATGACGATCTGACGTTTGACGTTCCAGACGATGAATCAGAGGACGCATTAGAGTTCATCACGGAGCAAATGCTTGCCGTCCCGTATGACTTCATGAAAATTGTGCCCATCAGTGTTGAAGTCGAGTGTGGTTATGATTGGGCTACGATGGAATCAATCGGCACATTCGCGTCGAACAAAGGAGCGTAAAGTGACAAAGCGAGTTAGAATTGAGAACGCTGATAATTCTAATTATCAAATAGTAGTAGAGGTTTGGGAGCGTCGGGATGGAGGTGATGAGTTAATTGACACAATTCGATTACTTAATCCGACGGATATGACATTCGAGTTATATCTGTGGGAAGGCAGATATCTGACAGTCCGAGAGGAAATAAAGTGATACAGGTTTTGGATCATGGGCTAGTTCGGCTCGTAGATCACATGGGCGATGATTTATCCGTCGTTCGAAGTGCTCGAGTGAGTTACGATGCGGAATGGCGTACGGGCGACGACGAAGGAAAAGACACCAAACTCATTCACTACTTGATGAAGAACAACCATACCTCGCCGTTCGAATCCGTGACATTCACATTTGAGATAAAGGCTCCGATCTTTGTTCTGAGACAGTGGCATCGTCATCGTACGTGGTCCTATAACGAGTTGAGTGCCCGTTACTCAGAGCTTCCAGAAGAATACTATGTACCGAGACCAGAACATGTCGGCATTCAATCTTCTTCGAACAAACAGATGCGAGATTTCACGACAGCGGATAATGGATACGCAGAAGCTCAATGTCTGTTGATATCTCAAACATGTGAGTTTGCGTATCGATCGTATCACGATCTGATTGCAGATGGTGTACCGCGAGAAATTGCTCGTGGTGTACTTCCATTGAACACGTACAGCCACATGTTCGCGACCGTGGATCTTCACAATCTATTCCATTTCTTGAGGCTGCGTTTACACGAACATGCTCAATATGAGATTCGAGTTTACGCAGAGGCTATGTTGAGCTTAATCAAACCAATCGTACCTATTTCGGTACAAGCATTCGAGGAAACACTGAGAAAATGACAATTCCGCAAACAATCAACAATTTGTGCGATGAGTTCTACCTGAACTCGATGAATCATGGTTTTTGGGAAGGTAAACCATCTGTGGGAGAGAAAATCGCACTCATCCATAGTGAGATAAGCGAAGCGTTGGAGGCATCTCGTGTAGAAGGATTCTTGACCTCGCCGGACAAACACTGCCCGGAGTACAGCAATTTCGCAATCGAATTAGCAGACGCGATTATTCGTATTGGAGATCTTGCCCGCCATTTCAATGTAGATCTAGGTGGTGCACTAATCGCCAAGCATGAATTCAATCTGAGTCGTCCGCATAAACATGGAAAGCTCTTTTGATGAATGCCAAATTAGTGAAATCACTCAGACAATTAGTTCGTCAGATAAGTCCTCCTGGGGAACCCAAAGTTGCGTATTTCCACAGGAGTAAGACACGAGGAATTCTCCCATACACAGCTCGTGGCAGATATCATTCGTTGAAAAAGGGTATACAGGCCAGAATTAAGAGGATGAAGTACGGTGGCAGATGATCTTCATACACGTTACAGGCCGCTATCTTTCGACGAGGTTCTAGGACACAAAGAACAAGTCAAATCCCTACAGGCTGTCATAAAGAAAGGGGTTACACACTCTTTCCTTTTCGTGGGTCCGGCTGGCGTGGGAAAAACCACCCTAGCCAGAATCGTTGCGAACGAGATTGGCTGCTCAGAGATTCGAGAGATCGATGCCGCTACGCATACAGGTATCGATGCGATGCGTGAGGTCACTGCCGCATTGCAATATCGAGCTTTCGGTGGTGGATCGAAGGCGGTGATAATTGACGAGTGTCATCGCTTATCGGCCGCTGCTTGGGACAGCTTACTCAAGATATTGGAGGAGCCTCCGGAACATGTTTATTGGATGCTATGTACTACAAACTCTGGTAAAATACCGAAAACAATCAAGACCAGATGTGTCGAGTATAATCTCGGTATAGTCAACAAAGATGATATCTTTGATCTGTTGACACTGGTTAACGAAGCTGAGGGTTTCAAACTAGACGAAGACTCATTGAATCACATAGCGCGTAACGCCGATGGAAGTGTTCGTCAGGCGCTTGTGAATCTGTCTCTTTGTTCGTCCGCTGACAGTAAGGCGGAGGTAGCGAAGCTACTGCAAAAAGCCGAGGAAAGTAGCGAGGTTGTCGAGCTGTGCAGAATGCTACTTAGCCCACAGGGAAGAACTTGGGCCAAATTGATGGCTTTAGTAGCAAAGATAGAAGATGAACCAGAAAGCGTTCGTATAATTGTTCTACAGTACATGAGCAAGGTTGCGATGAGTGCGACGACAGATGACAAGGCCGGGGCGGTTCTTGAGATCATGAGCTCGTTTAGCACTCCGTTTAATCCATCCGACAAGAAGGCTCCGTTACTTCTTGCGATAGCAGAGGTAGTTTTCCGTGGATGATATTGATATCTTCTTGAAGGAGTTCGAAGGCTATCTTCGTGTTGATCAGAACGATCTCGACAATGCCGTTATCGAACACCCAGAGCTTTATTGGCGCATCTGTTATCAATACAAGATGGCCATCTCAGACAGAGATGGAGCAAAAGACCAATTAAAGCAGACAGATGGAAATCTGTATTTAGCGCACAAAGAGGCGCTTGAGACTGCGGGAGAGAAATCTACAGAGGCGCGTATTGCAGCGTTGGTAGAATCGGACGTTGAACATCAAGATGCTCTGTCCGATTACAGGCGTCTTGCGTTGAACGTCGAACTACTTGAAAGCTTAAAAGCAGCGTTTGAGCAGCGATCGTACGCTCTAAAAGAGTTGGTTGAGTTGTATTGCGTGAACTACGCGATGAACTCCGCTATTACCAAGAAAGAGACCACAATGGTCAGAGATCACGCAGCAGAAGAAGCTCGTGCAGAACTAAGTCGAGCCAGAAAGCCACTGACGCGGACCAGAAAAACATCCTGAGATGGATACTCTATATATCATTCTGAATATCATCGTAGCGTGCGCTTGTGTGTATGTATTCTCGCGACTAGCGACGAGGGCATATTTTAGTGAACGTTACAATTTCATCAAACGCATAGCCACAAGAGGATCCTGTGATGGCAAAGAGTGAACCACGTCGGTTTGAGTATAAACCGAGAACGGCGGAACAAATCAAGAAGCGTGCTAACCAGAAAAGCGGTTCGTACGATAGTTACCTGGACGAGAAGGCAACGCTGTTCAAGCCGAAAGGCGACACCGATTATTGCATTCGTATCTTGCCTCCGACATGGGACAACGCCGAGCATTACGGCCTGGATATCCATGTTCATTATGGTATTGGATCAGACAACAACAGTTATCTGTGCCCGAAGCGAATGAAGAATCAGCCATGCCCGATTTGCACAGAGCGAGAAGCCGCTGAGCGCGCGGGTAAAGAGGAGTATGCAAAAGAACTTGCTCCAACTCGGCGCGTGTTGGCATGGATCGTTGATCGCGATAAACAGGAAGATGGTCCTGTTTGTTGGGCGATGCCAATTACGTTCGACAAGGATGTGACTCGGCGAGCGGTCGATAAACGGAGTGGTGAGGTATTGAACATCGATGACCCGTTCGAGGGGTACGACATTGAGTTCAGTCGCGAAGGATCGGGATTCAAAACCAAGTATGTCGGCGTAGAGATCGCTCGGCGTGATTCACCGCTGTCAGACGATGATAAAGAGTTCGATACATGGATGGATTACATCCAAGACAATCCACTGCCGTCATTGCTCGTGTTCCATGATGCTGACTACATAGCATCGATGTTCAACGGAGAGGAATCGGAAACAGAGACACCAGCTCCAGCGCGTAGAGAACGAGCCGAACGTACGGAAACCAAAGAGGAAGAAGAGCCGCCGAGAACATCTCGTACTCGTCGCCAAGCGCGAGAAGAAGAGGATGATTCTCCGCTTCCGCCTCGCGCCCGCAAAGAGGAAGAAGTAGACGACGAGAAGGAGCCAGAAGTTGAAAAAGAAGAAGAAGCTCCGTCGAGCAGTAGAGACAGACTGCGCGCTCTTCGTGATCGACGGGCTCGTGGTTAATTGACATGGCAGAACGAAAAACAGTTGTCAAATCAATTGAGGAGGCCGCCGAAGAAGGCGGCCTCTATTTTGCTGGCGGTCAATCAAAACTGTCCTTCATTAAATCAGGAAGTACTCTCCTCGATTGCACTCTTGGTGGTGGATGGGCGATAGGAAGAATCTCGAACATTGTTGGAGACAAATCCACAGGGAAGACGCTTCTAGCGATGGAAGCGTTAGCCAATTTCGTAAAAGATTATCCAGACGGAACAGCGTTTTACGCGGAAATCGAAGCTGCGTTCGATAAGAGTTATGCGGCTGCTCTTGGTATACCCGTAGATAAAATCATCTTCAAAGAGGGGATGTATACGGTAGAGGATCTATACAAAGATCTAGAAGACATAATCGAGCAGATGGAGAAACAGAAGGCAGACACACCCGTTCTATATGTTTTGGATTCTCTCGATGCATTGTCTGACGCAGCGGAACTAGATCGGGATATCGACAAAGGATCTTTCGGAGCTCAGAAAGCCAAGAAGATGTCTGAGATGTTCCGCAAACTCAATCAGCTTCTGTCCGAAAAGAAATTTCACTTGATGATAATCTCTCAGGTCAGAGAGAATATCGGGGTGACGTTCGGTAGGAAGTACTCTCGGTCTGGTGGCATGGCGTTAGATTTCTACGCCAGTCAAGTCATCTATCTTGCCAAGATCAAGAATCACGTCAAAACCAAGAACAAGATCGAGCGTGTCACTGGTGTTCGTGTTAAGTCGAAATGTGATAAGAACAAAGTGTCACTTCCGTTCAGAGATTGTGAATTCGATATCATGTTTGGGTATGGCATCGATGACTTGAATGCGAACATCGAGTGGTTGGATTCGATTGGTCGGCTATCTGAGTTTACTGGCCAACAAGATACGGCAAAGACCTATATCAGCAGACTCGAGAAAATGAAGGATGATGACTTCTTCGACGAGTTCCATCGCGCCGAGGAGTTCGTGAAAACGGTCTGGCAGGATATAGAAAAAGGATTCCTACCGACCAGAAAGAAACGGAGAGATTGATATGGAAAGAAAGATCATTGATTACACGTTGAATAGAATAGCAGAAGCGAGCGTTAATCAATCACCGTTTCCTCATTCTGAGATCTCTAATTTCTTTCAGCCAGATTACTATCAGCGAATGTTGCGTAATTGGCCAACATCTGATTTGTACGATCAGGCAGCAGAGAACGCACTTAGGATGGATCTTGTAGTGGATCCGGCTGGGGGCGGTGATTGGTCAATATCTAAATATATCAAAGACCCTGCCGTTTTGTGGTTTTGGCAATCTTTCTCCGATTGGTTCTTCTCAGAAGAGATATCTTTGGCGTTCTTCAAGTTATTCGACATCAAACAGACGGATGATTTCTTTTCTTGTGGCCGTATATGTATTGACAAGAAAGACTCCGGCATCGGACCGCACAGAGACAGATTTGATAAGATTGTTAGTCTAGTTTTCTATGCGGGAGACGAAGCCACAAAACATGTCCCAGGAATGGGAACTCAGCTCTTTACTCCGAAACCGGGAATTGTTTTAACAGATGAGCATTATCGATTCGATGAGTGCGATTTCGTTCGCGAGGCTGAGTACGACATAAATAAGATGTTTGCCTTTAAGAGGGGCGACGAAAGTCTTCATGCGTATCATCAAACTGACGAACGCGAGCGTAAGGCAATTAAGTCGTTCATACAGAAAAGAATTGACCCAGAACTCATAAGAGAAGAGGTCATGAAAACAAAGGAAAAATCTCGCAGATGGCGAGAGGAGAAAGGTGTCTAAAATGAAAACTCAAATTGGTGCTCGCCTTAAAGACACGGAGATATCTGCAAACAGCAGAATCCTGGAGTTGTTAGAGAATTCCGGTATGCCGGATGGAGATATGCTTCAGAATTTGATCATGTTCACAAATCGGATCTATCTCGCTGATTACTTGTTCATAAATCATCTGTACGAGCAGTTACTACCCGTTCACGGAGTCATCGCAGAGTTCGGGGTGAAGTGGGGAAAGAATCTGGCGCTGTTGACTATGCTCCGTGGTATTTACGAGCCGTTCAATTACACGAGAATGATACTCGGCTTTGACACGTTCGAGGGGTTCGCTGAAATTCACGTCAAAGATGGCAAAGACATTGGAGCTGTAAAGGGGAACCTGTCTACAGGGTTGCCATACGTGCAACGACTGGAAGAGTTACTGAATCTTCACGAATCCATTAGTCCGGTGAATCAGATCAAGAAACACGAATTGATTGTCGGTGATGCGAGCGTCACCTTCCCGGAGTATCTGAAAGCACATCCGGAAGCGATTTTTGCATTGGTTTATCTGGATATGGATCTCTACCAACCGACAAGAGACGTGCTCGCCAATCTAGAAGGGCATGTGACTAAAGGATCGATCATTGCATTCGATGAAGCGGTCAGTCCAAGATGGCCGGGAGAGACAATAGCACTTAAAGAGTCGTGGCTCTGTGGACAACGGCTAAGAAGAGTTCCATGGAATCCCGCTCCATCCTATATCGTGGTCGAATAGAATGAGTGTAAATGGTAAGCAGAAGGGCGCCAGCTTTGAGCGTGCTATATGCAAGAAGTTGTCTCTCTGGCTTACCAACGGCCAAAGGAGCGACGTTCTGTGGCGTTCAGCGATGTCGGGCGGGCGTGCCACTGTAGCCCATAAGAAAAATGACGAGACACATCAGAGCGGCGGTGATTTAACGGGTACAGACGAAGCAGGCTTCTGGCTAACGTCGCGCTTCTCTATTGAGTGTAAATTCTACAAAGAGTTCTCGCTCGATGCTTGGATCTATGATCGCAAGCAGGGTATCCCGGAGTTCTGGAATCAGTGTAGAAGAGACGCTAAACGATCCAAAAAAGCGCCGATGCTTATAGCCAAGAAGAATCAGTATCCAGAGATTCTAGTGTTCGATTCGTATGGAAACGGATTATTGTTCTCTAATATGGAGGTTATTGATTTGGTTGAACATGGATTAGTTGGTGTGTTTCCTAAACACGATGCGTATGTATTCTTATTGGACAAATTCCTAAAGAACACGAGGCTTTTTCCGTGATTATCACGAGTGATCTGCATTTCACAGCCAGACCAGAAGATGAGTACCGTTGGGGCGTGATAGAATTTCTAAAGCAGCAAGCCTCTCAGACAAAAGAGGATTATTTGTATATCTTAGGCGATTTGACTGACGCAAAGGATCGCCATAGCAGCATACTCGTTAACAGATTGGTGTTAGAGATACTCAACCTACGAACTAAATTCGAAGCAATTTTCATCTTGAAGGGTAACCACGACTACATCGATAAAGAATTACCTTATTTCGATTTCTTGAACGAATTCGATGATGTTCATTTTGTTAATGAACTTGATTTCTTGTCGGGACCAGAGATTCTTTTATTACCACACACTAGAACGCCAGAGTCGTGGGATGACCGTGTGTGGGAATTGATGAACGCATCTCGTTTTGTATTCCTGCATCAGACGTTTGAGGGAGCAAAAGCATCGAATGGAGCGATCATGGATGGTATGAAGCCATCAGCATTCAAAGACATCCAAGCTAGAATCATTAGTGGTGATATCCACGTACCTCAGAATATTGGGAACATCACGTATGTCGGTAGTCCCTATCACGTGCACTTCGGCGACTCATTTAAGCCGAGGATTTTGCGAATAGAGGACGACAAAGAAACTGATCTGTATTTCGACACAATCAAGAAAATGTCAGTGAAGATCAACAAACTCAGTGAGTTAGATGATTTTGAGCTGAGAAAAGGCGACCAACTCAAGATCACCTATATCTTGCCCAGAACGGAGTTTAATTCCTGGGCACAGAAAAAAGAAGAAGTGGTGCATTATTGTTCTGAACGTGGATACGAATTGTTCGGCGTTGAGATACAGGAACGAAAACGAAATCGTTTGAAAAACTCGCCACAGCCAATTGAAACTAAAATTGCTTCGCCCGAGGAAGTGTACACGGCGTATTGTGCGAAAGAAAATCTGAACGAGGTTCTGATCAATAAAGGCAGAACATATTTATGAAATTCAAGAACATAACAATTAAGAACTTTCGATCTTTCCAGGGCGAACATTCTTTTGATTTCGAGGAGCATGGATTAGGGCTACATGATATCCGTGGTATCAATGGAGCTGGAAAATCCTCGATATTCGAGGCATTGTTCTGGATCTTGTATGGGAAAACTACTCGAAATCTGAAAGCAGGCAATGTTCAGAACTGGGTCGTGAAAGGCACCGTTAGAGGTGTATTGAATCTAGAAATAGATGATGCTCCGTACACAATCACTCGCACTTGGGGTCCGAACTCACTGACCATCAATGGTCGTGATGTAGATCAACAAGAAGTGGAGACACTGATTCGCTTGTCAGCAGACGCATTTCAACATGCCGTTCTGATTGGTCAATTCTCGGTTACGTTCTTCGATCTGGCGCCAAGTCCGAAGTTAGCAGTGTTCTCAAAGATACTAGATCTTGATGTTTGGTTGCAACGCAGCATAAAGGCAACCGAAGATAACAAGAAGATTAAGGCGAGGATAGCAAAACTGGAAAACCAGATCAGTCAAATAGAAGGGTCTGCTGCTCAGCTTGAGGCGAACATCGAAGAGTATGAGAAGAAAGAAACCGAGTACGAACAAGAACAAAAGAACATAATAGCCGGCCACGAGGAACGGCTTGCTAATACGATATCGAAAATTCATTCGATGTCATCATCAAAAGCGTTCGTAGATAATGAGCTCTTGAAACTCAACAAAGAATTAACTGAGTATCAGAGACAAGTTGAAGCGATATCGAATGACTACAAAGAAGCGGAGAGCCTTTCTCAAAATCTACTCCACACAATGAGACCGGCGAAAACATTTGTGGCCGATCTCGTCCGAACGAGAAAAGAATTCGATAATGTTGGAGCTGATTGTCCGAACTGTTTGCAGAAAGTTCCAGAAAAATACAAGAAGAAAACATTGTCTGATTTCGATGAGAGAATAGAAGACGCGAAAGAAGAACTGTCTGCAATAGTAGACAACATAGAAGAAGCTAATCGATATCTTAATGATATCAAAGTCGAAATGAATCTTTTGAATTCTAAGCTTCGAGATGTATCGATGGCTAAGGCAGAAAAAGAAAGAGTTCGAGATCAAACGACAAATAACATCGCTTCTTTACGACAAGAAGAAACCAGACTCAGAACGTATATATCTGGAGAAAGAGCTCGAGTAAATCCGTATACAGACATGCTTGCCAAAGCAGATGAGCAGATTAACGCTCTGTTAGAAGACCACAAAGAAATTCTCGCTGAGATCGATAAAGTAACGGCGGAATCAGAGGCGTGTGCATTTTGGGAGAAAGGATTCAAGGATATTCGTTTGTTTGTACTCGAGCGTGCTCTGGTAACACTGGAAGTAGAGGTGAACAATTACCTCACGGAACTTGGATTACCGGGATGGAAAATATCGTTTGATGTTGAGAAAGAAACGAAGTCAGGCACAGTGTCTCGTGGCTTTGTAGTCAACATAGAATCGCCGGATACCGAGAATCCTATGCCGTGGGAGGCATGGTGTGGTGGTGAACTGCAACGGCTTAGAATCGCGGGAGCTTTAGGCGTAGCCAATATCATCCGCAGGCACGCCGGTATAACGGATGCTCCATTGATTTTAGATGAGCCTACTCAGCATCTACATCAAGACGGCATAAACAATCTACTCGATATGCTCGTTCGTATAGCTTCGACAGAGAATCTTCAATTATGGTTCATCGATCATCACACGTTCGATTTCGGTGGATTTAGCTCAGTAACAACGGTGGAGAAAACAGAGAATGGATCAAAAATCAGAACCGATATCAATACTTCAGGAAGCAGAAAAGCTCGTTCTAGGGCCGCGTAGACGAGATTACGATCATCCGTTAGACAATTTCCGCCGTATTGCGGATATGTGGACCATCATCTGTAAAGATAGATATCATTTTACAGAAGAAGAGGTCGCATTGATGATGATCGCCCTTAAGCTCGCGCGTGAGGCGTTTACCCCAAAAAGAGACAATATCCTCGATATCTGCGGCTACGCCGCGTGTCACGATCTTGTCGTCGAAGAGAAGAAACGTAGATTGCTTCAGAAAGGGGCGTTGCCATCTCAAAAAGAGTGGTACACAGATAAAGAACTCGCGCAAAGAATTCAAAACAAAATAGCCGTAGAGGATATCAAGCCTAGGCAGGTAAGCAACGGAGACAGCGAATGCTAAACACTAATCACATGAATGGATTCGTTTATCTGGCTTGCCCATACTCACATCCAAACCCACAGACGATGGAGATGAGATATCATTGTGTGAACAAGATGACAGCGCAATTGATGGAAGATGGGATTATCGTCTTCTCACCGATAAGTCATTGCCATGAGGTCGCCAGATATCTTCCTAGCAACGATCTGTATTATCGATCTTGGGACTTCTGGCGTGAGTATGATTTTGCATTTCTAAGAGCGGCACGAGAATTGCTTGTTCTGACTCTGCACGGTTGGCAAGACTCTGTTGGGGTCACTGCTGAGATTGCTTTTGCAAAAGAGTGTGCAAAACCAATAAGATACCTTCCATTCGAATATTCTGTCTAGAACAAAAAAAGTCAAGACTGCGAATTCGAAAGCAGTCTTGCTATAGTGAGTATCCCCGCTTGTGGATACACCTCGCTTGGAGAGTATTTCTATGTTGCAGACTGATTATCAGAATTACATACACCTCAGTCGCTACGCCAGATGGCAACCAGAATTAGGAAGGAGAGAAACATGGGAGGATACGACCTCTCGCTACATCGATTTTCTTGACTATCACATCAAAACAAACATAGCTCCGGCTCACAAAACCTTCCAGAAATACAAACAACGTCTTCTAGATGCTATCCGTAATCTAGACATCATGCCGAGCATGAGAGCTATGATGACTGCCGGCCCAGCTCTAGAACGAGACAATATGGCCGGATACAATTGTTGCTATCGAGCCATAGATGATATCAGCGCGTTCGATGAAGTGATGTATTGTTTGCTGTGCGGATCCGGAGTCGGATTCAGTGTTGAGCGTCAATACATTGCGAACCTACCGATCATCGCAGAAGATGTCCGCAAATCGAATACCATGCTGGTGGTGGAAGATTCGAAACTTGGATGGTGCAATGCTTTTCGTGAATTGATTCATCTGCTTTACTCTGGCCGTATCCCGCAATGGGACATGAGCAAGGTACGCCCGGCAGGGTCGGTTCTAAAGACGTTTGGAGGACGCGCGAGCGGCCCAGAGCCTTTAGAAGACTTGTTTAACTTCTCAGTCTATTTGTTCACCGAAGCCGCTGGCCGCAGATTGACTAGCATAGAAGCCCACGACCTGATTTGTAAGATCGGGAGTGTGGTTGTGGTTGGTGGAGTTCGCAGGGCAGCGCTCATTAGTTTGAGTAATCTCAGTGATGATAGAATGCGATCAGCTAAGAGCGGTCAATGGTGGGATCAATATCCGCATCGCGCGCTCGCGAACAACTCTGTGGCATACACAGAGAAGCCGGAGATGCGCTCTTTCATGAAGGAGTGGTACTCCCTCTATGAATCGAAATCAGGAGAACGTGGAATCTTCAGTCGGCCAGCGGCAAAAGCAATCGCAGAACGGAGTGGACGTAGAGATCCAGATCATGATTTCGGAACTAATCCGTGCTCAGAAATCATCTTGAGAAACAAGCAATGCTGTAACCTAACCGAGGCGGTGATAAAGGCAGACGACAAACCAGAGCGGATACAAGAGAAAATCGAGCTAGCTACCATACTCGGCACCATACAATCTACCTTCACGAACTTCCGATATTTGTCTAATGCGTGGAAGATGAATAGCGAGGAAGAACGGCTGCTCGGCGTATCCCTCACTGGAATCATGGACAACCCATACACGAATGGTGATTTTAATGATCATTTACACGAACGTCTCCAACGATTCAAAGAAAAGGCGGTAGTAACGAACAAAGAATGGGCAGGATACCTCGGTATCAACCAATCCGCTGCCATCACGTGTGTTAAACCCTCAGGAACGGTGAGCCAACTTGTTAACTCTGCTTCTGGTATGCACGCTAGATTTGCTCCTTATTACACTCGTAGGGTCCGGAGCGATATCAAAGATCCGATCACGAGGTTCATGCAAGACTCTGGGTTTGTTTGGGAAGAGGATGTTACGAACACGCAAAACGTTGTCTTCGAGTTCCCGATGGCTTCGCCAGAGACATCCAAGATGACAGAGGATCTATCGGCGATCGATCAACTCAATATGTGGGCTACGCTCCAAGATAATTGGTGCGAGCACAAACCGAGCTGTACGGTCCAGGTCGAAGAAGATGAATGGATGGAAGTGGGCTCGTGGGTCTTCAAGAACTTCAACAAGATCAGCGGAGTATCGTTCTTGCCGAAGTCAGACCATATCTATCGACAAGCTCCTTATCAAGAGTTAGACGAGGAGGATTACAAAACCCTGCTCGACAAACAGCCGACTGATGTGAATTGGTCTAATTTGTCGAAATACGAGACAGAGGATTACACTAAAGGCTCGCAAGAGCTGGCGTGCTCTGCCGGATTCTGTGAGGTAGCATGAGATGGGTATTCTAACAAGCAGAACTGAATCAATCGACGGCTTAGTACGAGCTATCGAAAAGAAGTTCGGTCCTTATGTAAAAGAGTTCACGATCCATGTTGGGGATGATCAGATAGTAACCATCACAATAATCAGATATTGTACAAATGAGGAAGGAGAATTAATTGAGGCATTAGAGACAATCGTAAAACAAGTTTCATAGCAAGCGATCTAAGAATTAAGGCTCCTCAAATTAGCAGTGTATCGTTCGATCTCGCCATATTGCTTATGAAGGACGATACACTGCATCTCTCTACCGGCACTATAACCCTCGCTAGTGTGCCAAGCATCTCTCGCCGCAAGTGTCCGGAAAGACTCGATGAGGACATGCATCTCCTCGATGACTCGCTTGTGGTGAATATGCCCATGCCAGACATACTTGAATGGGAGATGCCAATCGTTTGCTGCCTCTACAGCGAGGACTTGTGCGAGTTTTTCTGGCTTAGGAGCGTGACCGTGGGCGAGTCCAATGAGATTATCGCCGAACGTCATGTACCAGAAGGGCGCGGGTGAGTCTTCTATAACTACTCTCGGATTCCCATCGTAATAAGCTGCAAGAGCAAGCGTGAGCGCTATTGAGCTATGTGGATCGTGGTTACCTGCCACATTGCGCACGCGCACGACCTCATGCTTGCTCAGGGCCGTCTCAATAATGTATTTGAGAACCTTGACGGCAGCGCGGAGGACTTTTAAGAATCGAGTGTCCGCGTCCAATCGATTACTGTTCATGGGTGTGGCGTTGGTAGTATCATCCATGTGCAAGAAATCGCCCAACTGAGCGATCAAGCATTCTTTGGAGTTTGGGGCTACTGCTACCATCCTATCAATGGCTGCCATCAATTGCTGCTCTGCAATATTCAGATCGAAGTCAGCCCCTGTCTCATCGCCCCAAGAGTACATTCCGAGGTGAGCATCACCGATGCAATATGCGCTTAAAAGCATGTTATCGGGGTTAACGTGCTTTAGATGGCTTTTTTTAGATTTTCCTTTGATGTTTTCTAAAAATCCCTCAGATATCGTTCTGACGATTTCGTGTATTCTCTCTGAGTCTTCTTTCGATTTGACCCACTGTAGTACGAGGTTTCCGTCTTTGTCGTAGAGGGTGCTCGATCCTTTGAGTATTTGTCCTGGAGGGAGGAGGTGTGTTAGTTGTGTTTCTGGGTCATATCCTTTTCTGGCGGCTGCTACTCGCAATCGTGCCATCGCGTGACCAAGAGCAGATGGGCCATTTACTCCAAGGGCTCTAGCTGCCGCTCGTAGAGATCCGTGTTCTTCTATTGCTTCAAGATATCTACGTTGGACGGGAGTAGCGATATCGAACAGCGTTTTATCAATCATAGAAACACTCCTGTTATCGTGCAAAAGCCGGGTTACTCCCCGGCTTTCGGCTTACACAACTCATCCCAAGCTGCGTTGTGTCCTCGGATTTGATCACGAGTTTCTGTCGTATCTT